GTCTAGTAATTTAACTGTACCGACAGCACTAGGGTGGCATACTAAGCCCTCATAGTTAGTCAAGTTTACAGACTGAGGTGTTGAACCACCTTGAGTCGCAGAACCTGCGTCAGCATCAGAAGTACCTACGTCATCTTTTACAAAATGAGGCATAGGTCTTAATTCGATACCTGCAATTTTCTGCACTTGGCCAGTAGCAATCGAACCTTCACCACGAAAATCTACATTAATTGCATTAGTAGCGTTTGAAAGCTTGTAATACATTGTAGGGTCTAGGAAACAGATTCTACCTTCTTTAGGAACATAGTTGTTATCTAAAGCAGTTGCTGCATCAAATAATGCTGCAATGAATCCGTTTGCTGAAGTAGCGTCAGTTGCGTTTGCAATGTCAGTGTTTGTTACTGTTGTCCCTGCTCCATATCCTGAGTCGGACACGTTAGCACTAGCTTGGGAAGCTAAACCGATGACTTGTAAAATGTGTTTATCTTTGATGAAAGCCAAAGCTCTACCTATTTCTGTAGAGTATGCACTTCTTACATCCCAATGGTTTTTAGCTTCTTCTAAGTTAGAAAGGAACGCACTAGATACAAGAAGGTCATTAATTAAAATAACTTTCTCATTATGGTTTACGTCAGTACCAGTGATTTCCGCACCTGGTGTGTGATATGCTGCAGTTGTTCTACCCATTACTGGGAAGGACGCTGACTTACCGCTAGAGATAGTTCTAACCATATCGGCACCTTGAGTAACAGACGCTCTTTCAAAAGATGTCAGGACTTCGCCTGCAAAAACTTTCAGAAATAGGGCGTCTTCGGAACCACCGGCATTGGCTCTACCAATACTTGCTGGTGTTGCGTTTGCCATTGTTATTTCCTCCGTGAAAAAATTTTGATGTAAGCTGTTACATTTACTATCGTTATTTCACAAGATTGTCTGGCGCACCAGGTCAGGTTATTTCCGATGAAATGTTTTAGCTAGCTGCCAACTAATAAGTTAGCACAGCTATTTTTTTTCGGTTTCTTCAGGAGAATCTTTCATTGCTTTAGACACAATAGACTCAAGCATATCTAAAGCTTGTCGGCATTGAACTAAAGAATCAAAATTATTTTTTACAGTTTCGAATGAACTTGTACCAGGATTCTGCAAAGCATAATCAATTTGAACTTCAGCTTTAGATAATTCAGTTTCGTAATGTTTTCTTAATAAAGCTATATACATTATAAATTACTTCCTTTTAATTTATTTTGCACTTCAGCTCTATAAGCAGAATCGGTTGCATAACGTGGGTCAGCCATAGCAGCTGTCACTTGTGCCCAACTTTGATAACCAGGCGCTGCTGGAGTTGATGCTTTACCACTGAGTAAATTGGGTTCACTGCCAGTGTTTCCTATATAACGTGCTTGCAACCCAGACACAGCTAGTTTTACTGTTTCCATATCTCCAGAGTTAACAGCATCATTATAAGCTTTTTGTTCTGCTGCGTTTAAATTGTCAGCAGCCCAATTTATTAATTTAGAATACGCTTCGTCCCCACCAACTGTATTTTTAATTTCACTTGATTGGCGTTGTTGTAGAGCTTCTTGTCCTGCAATATAAGTATCAACGTATTCTTTTGTAATACCAACTTTCTCAAATTTTTCATACGTAGTATCTGACAGCTGTCCATCATTTTGATACTCTTGAACAAGGGCGTCCATATCAAGGCCAGCACTGTCTGCTGCTTGTTCAGCAATTTCAAGGCCTTCTTTCTCAACTTTAGGAGTTTCCTCTGTTGAGGTTGTTCCTAATTTTTTTTCTAATTCTTGATAAGACTTTACTAAATCATCAACCGATTCAAAT